CAGGCCCTTACCCAAGCTTTGGTTGGGATTAAGCACCATACTTCCACCACCCACAATAGCTGCTGCCAGAAGGGGGTTGGGAACACCCATAGCCATTAACCCAGCGCCAGCCACCATAGGGAGAATAGACGACAAAAAGCCCGCTTCGGGCATTCCAGTTTGTGGGTTGATGGTCAACGAACCACCATGCGCTTTGGCAATATCCTGTAAGCTTTTAACTTCCCCTTCAGTCATGTGGACGAGGGTAGTGTCTGGGCCTCGACCTTTGGCGGCCAAGTGACGGGCGATATCGTGTAGGCTCATTTTTGCCTCTTGAAATAGGGGTTAATAGATGTTATCAGTTTAAGTTCAATTAACCAACTTTCCAGTTGGTTCCGTCCGAATACACGGGCACTTTTACAGCCCCGCCACCCGCCACTGTTGAGCCAAAAGTTGGAGCAGATGCGTCCGATACAAACGCTAAAGTTCCCGCACCCGAAGTTACTGCGCTGGGTAAAGTGCTTACCGTGTAAACATTGAGTTTTATGTTGGACGCTGCTTGTAGCTGCCGGATGGTGTTGTCAAGCTGGTTGAAATACAAACGCAAAATACTGTTTAGACTGTCCAAGTATCTCTGTTCGTACTCTGTAGGAGCGTTGGGAAGTCGCGGGGCGGCAATGGGATTTATGGGGTCTGCCGATGTGATTACATACGCCATCAACGTCTCCCGTCTGGTCGAATATCAATCCTAGGCGCACCCAACTGCCAAGCTGTACCTATCTGGTCAGACTCTACTTTAAAAGACATTTGTCTGCCCCGAACTCGGGTGTTGATCTGCCCAGTAAACTGCTCAATGGTATAAGTTCCAATCCTAGCCACAGTGCCGTAGTCCACGCCGCCCACAGAAGGGGGCACGTTGTATCCCGAGCCTGAGTTTTGCAGTGGCAGCAGCGTCATGGTGACTTGCGGAGTTGGAGAAGTCTCCGAACCCCTGAACGTGATGTCTGGCAGCATCCTCCACACAAAGCCAAAGTTGTGGCCGTCGCCAATATCAAACTCAGAAGATGTAATGTAGGCGTTGATAGGCAGCTCTGTGCCGGTTTCGTTGTCGTTTACACCAGACTCTTGATTAACTATGTTGTATGTGTAGGTGGCTGCAATTGGGAATTGACGCAAGCCGGAATCCAGCCAAGCAGACCTAGCCATAGTGCCGTAGTACCAAGCATCCTCTAGATAGTTGTACACCACGTATTTATCCACACTTGTGGAGTTAGCCGAACAATAGAACCACCAGACCTCGTTAAAGCCTTCGTTGGTGCTGGCAAAAATCTGCTCTGCTTGAGACGTGTTGATGTTTTGGAAAATGTACTGCCTCAGATCGCAGCGAAGGGTGTTGGTGCGTCCATCGTATTTGTAGAACTTGTCAATACCCATCCAGTACACCACACCTGAAGCAATAGCGGAAGCATTAGGCCCTGCAATAGATACGTTGTCCGCTAAAAGTTGATTGCCCCACACAAAAGGAGGGCCTAAGTACTGAAGGGAGTACATGGACGAATCTGTCCATATCAAAATCTCCTGACGACTCTGCATTGCGGTAATAATTTCGGAGCCGTGAGAAAGTCGAATACTACCCGCTTGATTGGTGACTGCGGGTGTCCAATTGGTTACAGATTCTTGATCTGACCAGCGCACCAGCATGGGGTCAAATGTGGTGGATAAATAGTCGTTTGTGCCAAAGCAAATCGTAAATCTGCTGGCGTCTGACACCAAGAAAAAGTTTTGCGTTAAAGGCACATCCGATGCCCCGGTCAAAGACGATACTAGGACGCCCCTTGGAGAAATACTGTGAGTTGGGGACTGTGTTCCGGTGGTGTTGATCAATGCCCCAGATGGTGTTGCCGATAAATTGAACGTCGTGCCAGATACGTTACGAGCGTAGTACACAGTACCTACAACCAAGCCTGTAGGTAAAGCCCCAGTTGTGGTCAACGTAAATGCATCACCCTCAGATAGGTTGATTGTGGATGTTACGACCGCAGGGGTTGCGATAGTTACAGTAAATGTCGCCCCTGTAAGCCCCACACCGGCGTTCCAGTAATAGAGGGGGCCCCCACGGGGGCCGTAGATTAGGTCTTCACCAAAGTTGTTTTGGTTCCATATCCGCAAAGCATCCGTAGAAGTAGAGCCGATACCCCAAGCACCAGAACCCCAAGCACCCGCACCCCATCCAAGCAAAGGTTGGGCAATCGCGGGGCCGGTATTGATTTGGTATACCGCATAGACTGTGCCGCCCCCCGTGGCATTGGAAGACGCTGTGCCCGATACGAGAATTGTATAAGTTGTACTGCTTGCGTATGTTAATTGATACTCGCCGTTAACTGTAACCCCGCCAACAGCCGACGCACCGTAAAAAGTAACGTAGGCTCCGTTTGTGTACCCGCCCGCTGCGTCAGTCACTGTAACGGTTGTATACCCGCCCGAATTGGTTGCGGTATTGGTTGTAAATGGGTTGGTTAATGTAACCTCTGCGCGTATGGGCGTGATGTCGTAATAGACCCCGCCGTTTTCAATATAGAACTTCTGATCAGTGCCGACGCCGACAAGATTCTGAAACCCTAGTGTGACCCAAGCCCATAACGACCTACACACACCGATAAAAGTAGAGGTAGATATCCGCTGCCAACCACCTATCTTTTCTGGCGTACCTTGGCGAAACCGGACTTTATCGCAGTCGTACCAGCCGCCTTCAGTGGTGTAGCGGGTGTTTTCTCTATTGACCCCCGGTTTGAACAGGATTTTTTGTAGTGGCATGGCGCATCCTAAGACAAAAACAAGGCACGCTCGTCTATTCTGCGATTTTGTAGCCCTTTAAGGATTTTGCCACCTGCTAGACAATACTTCAAGAACTCTTCCGCAGCGCCTTCCATATCGCCCCTAAGAGCCTTCTGACGGAGGGTGCTTCGCTGTAATGTGCCCAAACCAACGTTAAAGCTAAAGCTAACAAGAGCATCGAACTGGCCTTGGGTAAGGACAACGGGGACAAACTTTGCAACACCCCGTTCAAAGCGATCCAAGTCTGCACGTAGTATTCCATCTACCTCTTCCATCGTAAATTTGCGGTCATCCTCTGGGCGCAGAGGAAAGCCATCGCGTTCGTCTATTTTGAGCTTGCCCTGCTCGGGGTACAAAACGTGGCCAACACCAACGGTGTGAAGCCGCGCCGGGCATCTATATGGCTTCTGTCTCACACCCTCATGGTGCTTGATCATGCCTATGGCTTTGGCGCTGACGTTCATTTACCAAAAGCCCGACCACCGAAATGAAAGCTTATTATCGCCGCAAATAAAGTCTGGGTTTCATTGTCCCAAAGTTGCTCGGCCAGCTTTTCAAAAGATACGTTTGAACTGATACCATGCCATGCTAGGGTCAGGTCGATTGCGACAAGCAAGAAAAAGAATCCGTAGGTAATAACGGGCCGAACTGAAGCGCGTAGGTTTTTCATCCATGTGCTGGTTCCCTCATTCAGGCTTGAATCGTGAGCGTAGATGGCTTGCATCTCCGCTTGCTGTGCACCGATTAAAGCCGTCTTTTCTGACGATTTTGTTTCAATTTCCAGTTGTTCTGACTTGATGTGCTCAATGCGCTCTTGCGCTTCAAAGCCAGCCTTACGCATTTCTAGCTCACGTTGAATCTGCATCTGCGCTAAGGCAAGCTCATGCTTCTTATCTGCACGATCTTGAAAAAAGTCCAGCAGCTTGGGCAAACCGCCCATTAAAAATGACACGATGGTAGAAAGTAAAGTAATCATTTAGGTTTCTCGCAAGTGTGTTTGGCACGTTCTTCAAGGATTGCAATGGATTGTCGGTTGTAATGGATTTGGTCACGGTTAAGTTGAATTTCTTTTTCCAAATCTTGGCGCAGTTTTTCACGGGCAAGCTCTGCCCCGCTATTGGGCGCTTGCCTGTTGTCAGATGTAACCACCAAACTAATCTTGCTGTTCAGAATGGTCACTTCATGGCTCAAGCTAGACAGTGCGTTCATCAGATACACCACGCAACTGAACAGCAGCGGGAGGATGGCAAACGTGATCTTTTCGATCAAGGCGCTTTTTTGGGATTCTTCAGCCATTTACATCCCCAATAGTTTCTTAACAAACTCAGCAGCCACGCCGGGGCCAAGCAGCACTACGGCAATCACTACATAAAGCAAGTATTCAATCTTGGTCATGCGCTTAGAGCCTTCTGCAAAGCTTGCTTGTATGCCCTCGTATCTTTGGGCGCAGACGGCCTCATGGACGCTTAAACGCTTATCGGTTTCATTGGCGAGTTCGTGTATCGTTTCCATGAGGCTGTTTCTTTTTACTCTGCTTTTACTGCGGCTTCAGCAGGTTGGTCTTTAAGTGCTCCTTTCAGCATCTTTAAAAACGCATCCTTACCCACCACCAGTTGATGAAGTTGAAATTGGGTTGAACCAATCTTTCGGTCTAAATCTACACAATGGTTGAACAACGCAACTTGATTTTCTGTGAAATCGTTTGCATCGTATTCAACGTCATCTATCGTCACGATTTGGGGTTGTTTGTTTGCCATATCGTTTTTCCTTTCAATGTGCCGCCAAGAACGGGTGGCGGCTTCCCGTTATGCTGACCAAGGAAGGGGCGTATTTGCAGGGCTGACAGGAGGTGTTATCTGGCTGTCAATCTGGCCTTGCACACATTGTTGTGCGCTGGTGATTTGTGATTCAGGAATCCAACCAATGACGGTTGCTTCTGTCAGTTGGTCGTAGGGGATAAATGTCCCCATCTGCTCACTGCTAAAAGTGGTGTTGCCGCCAATAGAAGCGGTGTACTCGCCGTCTACGCCAGTAACTTCCCATAAAGCATTGACCACATAGTTAGGGTCAGGCTGTTGCAGGGTGTACATCGCTGTGATGGTGGTGGTAAAAGTAGTCATGCTTTAGGCTCCTTGGTTAAGTTGAGATTTGAGGCTGTCCACCTCGGCTTTGAGTTCCTTGACGGCGTTGATTAAGTACCAAGTCAAGTTATCGGTATCTACAGACATAACACCTGTGGATTCGGTCTTCACGCACTCAGGCAGAACTTGTTGCAGTTCTTGGGCAATCACACCAAGCTGTACGCCTTCTTTTTGGATGGCATCTGTTGGCTTGAGTTCTGCATCCACCTCTTCAGGCAAGCGGTATTCAAAGTTACGCACTTGAATAGCGGCAATCTTTTCCAAGCCAATGTTGTTATCAACAATATTTTTCTTCAGACGGCGGTCAGAGGTGGTTGCCCATGTGGTTGTGTTTGCGCCGTTGTAAGTAGCGCCGCCACCAGCATTAATAACAGCTGTGTTAGAGCCTTTTCCACCAATATATCGACCTATTACAATCGAAGTACTATCCGAAGAAGACGCCAAATAAGAGTAAGCTCCAATAATAATATTGTTATTTCCAGTGGTTGCATTAACCGAATAATTTCCAGCTAAATACCCAAGATATACATTATCTATGCCCGATGATACTGAACCACCTGCACCACTACCAACAGCGGTATTAGTGGCCCCAGTAGCAGCGTAAAGTGCTTGATAACCAACAGCGGTGTTGTTTCCTGCTGTGGTGTTGGAGTAGAGGGCGGTATGTCCTAAAGCAGTGTTGTTAGACCCAGTGGTGCTGGTTAAAAGAGCACCTACTCCTACAGCAACACTAGCCGTGCCCGTGGTACTTGCTACCAATGCTTGATAGCCAACTGCAACAAGATCAGAGCCAGTTGTATTTGCGTAAGCGGCCCTGTATCCAACCGCTGTAATAGGAGTGCCAGTCGTATTGCTATACCCCGCCTGATAACCTATAGCAGTATTGTTGCTGCTAGTGCCAGAGGCTTGCAAAGCCAAGCGCCCGATAGCCACGTTATTGGACGAGGAAGTAGCCAAGTTCTCACCAGCGCCGCAACCCACAATCGTGTTGTCTGAACCCGTTGTCAAAACAGTAGATGCATTCATACCAAGGATGGTATTTTGAGCACCTGTGGTGACCGCTCTACCCGCTTGATAACCCAAATAAGTAGCGTTGGCACCAGTAGTATTTGCGTACCCAGCTAGATAACCTATAGCAGTATTATTGGATGCTGTAGTGTTGCTGTAGAGGGCTTGAGTACCAACGACTGTGTTGTAGTTGCCCGAAGTATTTGCTTGAAAAGAACTACTACCTAACGCTACGTTAGATAAACCTCCTGCATTGAGATACCCGCTGTACGCACCAACAAATGTATTATCTGTTCCTGTAGTATTAGAATATCCTGCGGCTCGCCCAATCGCAGTAAGCCCACCACCAGTAGTATTGCTATACCCCGCCTGATAACCAAAAGCTGCCAAATTACCGGCGGTAGTATTGTTATACCCCGCCTGATAACCAACAGCAGAATTGGGAAGACCCGTAGTGTTGCTATACATTGCCTGATAACCTACAGCGGTGTTGTATGAGGCTGTGGTGTTGGAGGCTAAAGCGTTTCTACCAATTGCCACATTGTTTGAACCTGTGGTATTAGCATTTAATGGTTGAAAACCAATTGCTACGTTTGCATCACCCGTAGTGTTTGCGCCCATTGCTGATTGTCCTACCGCCACATTCAATGCGCCAGTAGTATTGCTTTGCATGGCTACATAACCAACAGCGGTATTGTTAGAGGCTGTTGTGTTGGCTAAAAGGGCGGCATATCCTACAGCAGTATTGTTACTACCTGTGGTGTTGGCTCTTAACACCCTTGAGCCAAAAGCGGAATTAGTAACTCCTGTGGTGTTAGCAGTTAATGCTGTATGACCAAATGCGGCATTTTCATCACCAGTAGTGTTTGCATAAAGGGCTTGATAGCCCATTGCCGTGTTAGGCGAGGCTGTAGTATTTGAATACAAAGCCTGAAAACCTACTGCTGTGTTGTTAGATGCTGTGGTGTTGGAAGCAAGGGAGGCAACGCCAAATGCTGAGTTATAACTTCCGGTAGTGTTGTTTGATAATGAGTTTGAACCAAAGGCATTGTTGTAAACGCCAGTGGTATTTGAGGCCAAAGCCGCAGACCATTGACCGGGCTGAAATGTTCCAAATCCTGCGTTACCAGCGCCTGTGGTGTTGGCGTACAAAACTCCAGAACCAAAAGCAGAAATACCACTCCCAGTAGTATTACTATACCCAGCCTGATAACCTACAGCAGTGTTGTTAGATGCTGTGGTGTTGGCTTGGAGTGCCTCGTATCCAACGGCGACATTGTAGTCACCAGTCGTGTCGCTCTTTAACGCAAACGCACCGATGGCAACAGCCCTGTCAATGTCCGCAGAT